CATTACACAAGCAAAAATATCGGTCATTGCTTTTTCTTCCTGGTCTAGTTCTTCAAATACTTCCTTAGCAGGTCGAGCGCCTAAAGAGGTTTCGCCTGTGTCGTCTGCTATTTGTAAGTGAGGTATGTTTGTGTCTTCTGCGCTGGAAATGATTTCCCTGGCATTGGCTATTTTGATTGCGTCCAGCTCTGCGACTTCTGCTTCATCTAGAGCTTTTGATACGTCACGTGGTTTAGGTGTTTGTGCGCTAGGGGACTTGCTTTTTGTCTTAATGCTTTTGTTGGAAAATACTACGTAAGTAGTTCCAGAACTAAAACCACCAGGCCTGTCTAACTTACTACCTGTGTCTCTTACATTTCTTACAATCAGAGAGTCATAACCCTCTTTTTCTGCGATTTTGGCAATATCGTTTATATGGTGACCGTTTCGCCCTGGAGTTTCACGAGTGGCCCTAAAGCTAATATCGTTAAAAGGCATGTCGTCAGCGTCAACAATTAAAGGATTTTTAATATCCAGCTCTCTTTCAACTACGTTTTTGCCATAACTCTTGGCAATATTCTCGTCGTCAGTAAAGAAAAAGTGCCCTTTTTTTGCCCCTGTCTTACTGCTTGAGTTTGATAACTTTGGATTGAAAGTTTTGAATTTGGCCTCCGTTCCATGAAAAACAGTTGGCGGCTTCATCATTTCAGGAATTTGTGAACCATGGGACTCATAAATTGCTTCAATCTCAGCGTCTGTTAGTACCCTGCCTTCTTCGAGTGCTTCCTGGGACTTGGCATAAGTAACTATGTGAGCGTCGTGACTGTCGGGCCTAATGTCTTGAATCAGTTCTGCGTAAACGTCAAGAACGTCTGCTTCTGTTGTCTTACCTTCTGCCCTTAACTTACGAGCGGTCTTGCCCAATGTAGCAGCGTCAATAGCGAGACTGCCAAAGCCACGGACAACACCACCACCAATAGAAGCGCCAAGAATCCTAATAGCAGCGTCTTGAATGTCGAAGGGCGAATTAATCTTTTGTTTCCAATCATAGACCTGGGGAGTGATTGCGAATTCAGCGCCACCTGCGACAGCAGCTTCAATCTTAAAACTACGCCAAGCATTGCCCATAAAACCACGACCAACACTCGCACCACCACTAACAAACATTGAAGCAAGCATTAATGGGTCAGCAAAGTAAGCGCCTGTACTAACAAGGTTTCCTACTAAGGCAGCATTGGTTGAAGAGCGCGCTTTTAAGTCTGCCAGGTAAGCTCTTTTCTCAGCTAAGCCTGCTTCTACTTCAGCTTCTATTTCCTGGTAAGTCTTTAATCCTAAGTCAGGGTTTTGTTTGCGTAGTTCTTCGATTGTCTCGCTAAGACTAGCAAGGTATTCTCTGTTCTTGTCCAGGGGATTGTCGCCATACTTAATACCAGCGCCCTTTCTGTCTTGCTGTAGAAATGACTTTCTATAACTTTCATCACCTGTCAACTTGTAAAGAATGTCAAACTGTTCTTCTGTTGGCGGGGCAAGGTTCATAGACTCGGAGATACCTAATTCTTCGTCTAAAACATAATCCCAATCGGCTGAAATGTTTTCACCATGCGTACCTATACGGTCAGTCTCTGAACTAGCAGGAGACATAAGCGCTATTTCGCTATGATTGTCCAGGCCCTTTTGGTCAAAGTTAATCACTACTTCTTGGCCCTAGGGTGAGCTTTTTTTGCTTTAGGCATATAAACCAATTCAAAAGGCTTGTTTGCCAATCCTGGTTTCCAGTTCTTACCAATCAAATACCGGCCCGTCATATTTTGTAAGCGGTAGCGACCATTACCAACAGAGACCAGGCGTATTCTTTGGTCGTTAATAATGTCAGAGACTTCTTCAGAGGTCATGCCTTCAACACCACCCATAGTGTCAATATCTGCCGGACTCACTCTTTCTAGCCAATCTTCAACACCGCCAGCATCCATACCTCTAACTGGTGCTTCAATTCTTGAATCCATATCAGCAAACGAGCTCATGCCTTCATCGCCATATCTTCTAAGACCTGAAGACTGCTGCCACTCAATCGTTACAAAACCGCCTGTAATTTCATCGATTGCTGCTTTCATTACGTCTTCTTCAACACTGTCTTTTTCAGCTTGATACATGCCTGCTGCTGCCATCTTTTGAGCGTACAAAGCTCTGACTGCGTCTCTGATATAGCCGTGTTGTGCTGGTGTCTCTGAGTAGGTTGAGCCTATTTCTGCGTCTACCAGGGAATTGAAAGACTTATCTACAATGCCTGGGTTATCTTTTAGGATTTCAGCGCCTTGTAGAACATTACGCCCTACCAAGCCTTGGCCGTCTAATACCAGGCCACCTGCGACAACGTATGCGCCCGATTCATCCTGGAACATTGCAGACATTACTTCAGGAGCGCTTGTACCGAAACCCTCAGTGATTCTTTGTAGTAGTATTGCTTGTTCGTTAGCTGAGCCGTTCTGTAACTTGTACAAAAGGTCTTTGGCTTCATCTTTAGTAACAGGGGCTATCTTTTCTCCGTAGTGGTCAGAGGCAATGTTTGCCTGAATTCGTCTGTTATTTAGTGAGTGAACATCGTTTAAATCTAAGTGATTAACACCCTCAGCAACACCGTTCTTAATTGCCAGGGATAAACCATCTTCTTTTAAAGCCTTTTTGTCGGCCTCCTGGATTGCTTCAAAGTTCTCCAGTAGGTTTGTTTGGTGGGCTGAAAGGTCACTTTGCCCAAGCTCAGTGATTAGAGCTTGTTGTTGAGCTGGTGGTAGCTTCTTAAATTCTGCTGTATCGGCAGCAACATCTCTAGCCTGGCTTAATTGTTGGGCATAAATAGTACCTTTGGCATTTTCTATTAAGGCGTCTATATCTTCAGGAATATTACCAACGGCCAATTCTTTAAGCGCTCCGTCTGACTCAAACTTAACCCTGTTTTCTTTCTTACTAATCAGGGCTGTCATTCTATTTTCTACTGTGCTTGTAGCATCCAAAGACACACCAGCAGTAGAACGGTCGTCTTGTAATTCTTTTAATGCTTCTTTTGCAGCGCCTATACCATCGATTTCTAATACATCGTTAAACTTGCTAACGACAGTCTCAATGGCGACCCTATCTTTTAATTGTTTTTTAACCTGGGCAGCAGCTCCTGGCGTAATAATGCCACTTTCAACAGAGTCACTAATAAGCTCGTTAAAGTCTGCGTATTCCTTAGCCTGAAGCTCTGTATCTCCCTTATAAGCAGACATTACGATAGAGTCAGCTAAGTCACTGGATGAAGTGCCAACTTCGGCAGCATTAGCAGCTTTGGCCCTGGCTGAAATATTGTTATTAATATTCTCCCTGGCATTGGCAGCGTAATAGTTAATCTCTTGTTTGACGATAGGAGAAATACGAGCATCCATTTCACCTGTCATACCTTTCACTAGCCCTTCAATATCTGCATTAAAAGTATTAATGTCGTGAGAGTTGTTATTGTAAGAACTACTGACCGATTGCCTAATGTCTGTCTTTACTTGTGCTCGATAAGCAACCAATGCTGATTTGTTAAAAGCATCGTTATAGACTGAGCCTGATTCAAGTAGTTCTGGTATTCCCTCAGTGCCTATTGCCTGACCTTCAAACATTCCTTTTTCCTGGTCTAGGACGTCGGCTTTGTGCCTCTGTTGTGAGGAAAAATTAGTTAGTGTATTAGATAGAGCTTCCCAGGTTCTAGCAGAGCTCATGTCTGCTGCCTGTACTTGTCTACCTTGTTTGAATTGATACTCTTTAAATGCCATATCTAGTAATTAGAAAGTAGAGAAGACCCTGCTTTAATCCAGCCAGAAGTAACTGCTGAATTCGCTGAGTTGTTTAAGGTTCTGATTTGTGAGCGTGTGTTGATATGGTCTGCGCCTCGTTCCAGGGTGTAATTCTGAAAAGAGTTGTCAGCAATAGTCATTGGTGAGCCTGAAGCTGAAGAAACACCAGAGCTGGCCCAGTGCGCTCGTTGTGAAGCTAGGGCTGAGCGTAAAGATTGAAGCCTCATTAGCTCCCTGTCTTTTGCTGCGCTTTCGGTTTGTGCTGCCTGGTCTTTGTAGGCTTGCTTTTGAGCGTACCCTGATTGAATAGCTGCGAGACCGCCAAAGACAGCCGAAGCCGTAGCCATACCGCCTGCCGTTAAACCTGCTCCTGCTAATCCTGGTAAAAATGCCATAGTTTTATCCTGTTACTTGAACTTCGAGTGTTAGACCCAATAAAGTCATTGGCAGAGGGTCTGTCTGCGTTACTGTTACTTGTGTTGTTTTGGAATATCCCAGCATAGGAATCGTCTTAATACCAGTGAATGGCGTAACCGATTCTCCTAGGCCATTACCAAAGGTGCGTTCTGGTAGCGCTCTGCCGTTAACCTTGACTCCGCTTGATTTGTGAAGTTGGGCAGATACCTTTAAAATTCTGCGTTTCTTTGAGTTGATAGGGCCTGACTGAAGGGTGATATTGACCGGCATGGTTTTCACCTCTGTATTGAAGTTTAAGCCGACCTCAGCCGTTGTTATTGAGCCCTCAACAGACAACAAACCGCCAGCAGGTGTGCCATTAGCTTTAACTACGCCATCACCAAGAACACGACATTCTTCACCGTTCAAATGGGCAAGACCAGCAAAAGAAGTTGTTGAGCTTCCTGGTGTTGCTGTTACTTGTACTGCTGCGTCTGTGTAGTAATTGTTATCCAGGGCTTCAATGTGATAAACACTCACACCATTAATAATTCGGTTAACGTATAGATAGACCACATCTTCAACAACCGCCACGTCTTTAATTAGGCCATTCGTTGTAAACTTAGTCCAGGCCGTTACTACTTCAGCTCTGTTAGTAATAAAAACCCCCATAGTGCCGTCACCGTTCACGACAAAGAGGTAGTTTCCCTCGTTTTCAACATCACCCGATAGTCCTGCCATAGCGACAGGCGAGTTTGTTAAATGAGGGGCAAGCAAGTTCACTTCGGTGGAGTTGTAGCTCTGCTCAGCAAAGCCGTAGAGATATTCGCGAACCTGCTTACCGTTCCGCTGTATGAACATGGTCGCACCGTCCACACTAATAGGTCGTACTCCTTTTAGAACACCAAACCGAGTTTGTCTTAACACGCTGACACCTTTAGGTTTTATCGGTCTATCAGGTACGTAGAATTCACCTCCTGAAGTAAAGATTTGTAAGTGTCGACCAGAAACAATGTGATAGACAGCGTTCACCTGGTCTGTGTCCAGGGTAATATCTATCGCTTCGTCGTCTGCTGCGACCCCTCTGTCGAAATTAAAGAAGTCTCCAATAACAGAACCCCATAACGTCTGAGGTCTAGCTGTTGAATTAGAAAACCAAAGTCGTGATTCATGAAAAGTAACAACACCTGGGTAGCCGTGCGCTGCTGACCATACAGGTTCTTCTATTGAGGCATCAATACCGCTTACATCGTTCTGATTAACAAACTCTTGAAGCAATGCCCCGGTTAGTGTTGTAGTGGTAACTGACTCAATTCTAATAATGCCACCGTTACCCTCAAACATACCGCCGACATGGTCAGAGGTAATAGTTGTTGAGCTGTCACAAGTTACGGTAACTGTCGAGCCTATTGAATCCCAATCAGCACCGATAGTAAAAGTGTCTGAGTCATAGTCTCTATTAAAATCAAAGGTAGGCTGGTAGGCGAAAGACAGAAGGGTATTAGTCCATAAATTGTGACTCGTACCCCTCATAATCTTTCTAGGAGAGTGGTTGTTATGGCACACAATCAACGTATCAGCAGACTGTGTCCAGGTAAGTTCTGGTAGCTCTGCTTCCGTGTAATCGGTATCAATATAGTTAACACCTGTACCGTTAAGGTTTGTTACCTTTACTCCGTCCATGTAAACGTACATCTTGCTATCAGCAAAGACCAGTAAGTAAGTCTGGGTGACGTTAAATTCAAAAGTTACCAGGCGTGCTTTGCTATGACCAATGGTATCAATGTATTTCATACCAGGTCTACGCTTCACTCCACCTTGGCCCAGGCAAATAACATTTGTTAGCGTTTGTGCGCCCTTATAGTAACCGTCGTAATCGTGACGTGCTGCTAGGCGTGGGTCTAATTCACCGGCTGTAAATTGAGTTTGTGAAGCTACTGCCTTGGTCATTTATCGTCTGATATTGATTAAAGCCGAACTTTCTAGTCCAGGGCCGATTGAAGGTGTTGATTGAGAATCAATTGTTTTAGCTCTTGTTAATTGTGTATTCGCTATGCTTGTGTAGTAGTCAGCCTTAGTAGCTGATTCGGTAATAGGAATAGCAAAGATAGAGGCTAGTTTGTATTCCAGTAATTCTGTAAAGTAAGCGGGTAGATATGATTCGTCTGGCTTATAGGTGTAATCAAGAATCATCGTAGGTTGGTCTGTGTACAACTTATCAGCATAGATTTGAAAGTTGTCGTTTCCTTTGTCTACGTGCTGAGCTACCAGGAAGTCACTAGGTAACTGAAAGGCGTATTTCCACTGGTTAATGGGCGCTTCGACAAGCCTAGCTAACTGTGCTTTCGTTGAAGCAAAACGCCAGGGGTGTTGAGTTAATAATCCTTCATAAGTAGGCGCGTACAAATTAGCAGCTACTAAGGCTGCCGTTGTATCGTCTGTGAATGAGCTAATCGTTTCTTCACCAATTAATAGTAAGGCGTTTGAGGCCAGGTCTATTGAGGTGTAATTTTCTACTGCTGCCATATAGTTAAAAGCCCCCCGATTAAGAGGGGCTTAGTTAGTTACGCTGCTTCGTCGATTTGAACTTTGACAATGCCAGAAGTATCAATGGCAACTGCACCCGCTTTAACTTTACCAAGAGATAACCATGAAACCTTTTCAGGGACATAGTTAACTTCGGTAGAAGCATCAATACCAACCGCTAAGCCTAAAGAAGACTTGTGGAAGGCGTAGCAATCACGAACAGTACCAGTAGAGGCTAAGCCACCTTCTGCGCGTGTCTCAATCATCTTCCACTGGAAGCCCATGAATGTATTAATCTCGCCTGACATTAGAACGCGAAGGGCGTTATAGTCAGCAGACGTGATAGTTGAATCATTCATCATCTTCTCAATAGCTGCTGGAGAGCAAACCATGATTCTGTCGCTCATTGGAACGCCATTATCTGAAAGGATTGAAGAAGCCTCGGTTATCTTAGGCAACGTCATATTTGAGCCACCGTCAGCAATCGTAGAACCTGCTGAAAGAGCATCAAGAATCAGTTGGTCTACGCGACGACCTAAAGCACTTGCAATTGTTGTAGCTAACTCGCGTCTTTCGTCGAAGTTAACTTCTACCGCGTCAAAGATGTCTGTGTACTCTGGAGCTACGTAGTTACCTAGAGCACAAGAAACTGTGCCGTGTGATACGTCCATTGCTGTTACATCTGACTGAGTAGTACCGCGAGCAGAGGCTAGACCTTTACCCATAGTGCGGAAGTTATGTGTGTCACCCACAACACCTGTACGAACTCGTACTGTGTCACGGAGTTTGCCTGCCGTTTGGAAAGCGTGTTTTACTTCAGCGTCAAACTGTTTACTTGCTGCTGAACTTAGATTGATTGACATTTTTTGTCACTCCTGAATAATTAAAATATTTGTTTTTCAATTCAGGTGACCGTATTGGGCTGAATCTGGCGTTTAAAGAACGCTTCATCTTTCAATACAGGTCTTGTAACAAGAGTGTCTGTTAGGGTCTATTTTACCACGTTATACAATTTAAATAAATAAATCTATCTTGTATAATGTCTCAATGAAATATACCGTCATCATTCCAGCACGCTTCGATTCAACTCGCCTACCAGGGAAACTACTTAAAGAGATACACGGCAAAAGCCTATTACAAAGAACCTATGAAAATGCTTGTAAGTCGAAAGCAGAGGAGGTAATTATTGCCACGAGTGACGCCGTCATTGCTGACCATGCAGAGGGTTTTGGTGCTGAAGTTATTATTACTTGTGACCATGACAATGGCACATCCCGGGTTGTTGAAGTAGTTAACAACCACTTCTTTGATATTGGCGACATTGTGGTTAACGTCCAGGCTGACGAGCCGATGATTTCTCCCCAGGCAATCGACCAAGTAGCTGAAATGCTGACGGTTAACGGGGCGAACATTGCCACCTTATGTGAGCCTATCACCGATATAGAAGATTACTACGACACCAACTGCGTTAAGGTCGTTAGAGACGCCACCAATAGGGCGCAATACTTTTCACGCGCTCCTATTCCACACTTTAGAGATAGAGAGGTAGACCTGGGGCTTTGCTATCGACACGTAGGTATTTATGCCTACCGTTCTTATGTCTTACAACGCAACATGAACACCGTACTACCTAACGCTAACGCTGAGATGTTGGAGCAGCTTAACTTCTTTAATGGCCTCAACAATATCCAGGTAGAAGAAGCATGTGCGCCTACTGGTTACGGTGTAGACACGCAGGACGACCTAGAGAGAGTTAGGCTTGAATTTGAACATGACTAAACCCCAGAGATTCTAATATCTCCAGGGTTGTTAGCAATGATTTATGTTTTAGAAAATCTGAGCTGCTAGTTGATTCATTCGTTAAGAACATTGCAGCATTAATAGCCTCATAAACACATATCTTTTGTCGCGGGATATTTATTGCCTGGTCTCGCTTGCTGGCTGTGAGCCGAAGAAGTCTGCAAATTTCTTATCAACTTCAGCTCTATAAGAGGCTGATTCTGAATACCTAGGGTCTCCTACCATTTCGTATAGCTTAGACTCAGTCATACCTTCTACCGGCAGGGCATTGTCAGGAGCTGAAACCTGGCTTTGCCTGGTCATTGAGCGCATCTTCTCTAACAAACCAAAACCTTCAGAAGTTGTAGTCATTCCCTGCATTACTTCAAACTCACCCTCAGATAGGTTTGCTCTGGCCCAGGAAACTAAATCATTAATCCGCTGTGGTGCGTCCTTACCTATCTTAGTCATTTCAGCTTCCATATTTGGCTGTGAGCCGACCATGTTTTCCATGTAAATACCCAGGAGCTTAGTGTGTGCTTCTTGCGATAATCCAGCCTCATTAGCCCAATCGTTAAATTGAGTCATTAGTGGGTCGTCACCAGGAATCTCTATTCCTTCTGGCAGTTCCACGGTATAGCCGTCTTCAGGTGCGCCTGTAAAAGAACCTAGTTTCGATTCTAAACCCGCATAGGCTTTCGCCTGGTCAGCAACCGTTTTATATTTCCCTGCTTTAAACCACTCGGGGGCGTCTCCCTGGCCTGACACATCTTCAGATAAAAACCAAGGGGGGGTCTCGGTAGTTCCTGCCTCTGTGGGTTCGTCAGAAACCGTCCCTATGGCGTCCGTACTACTTTCAGAAACGCCTGTATCGCTTGGTACGACTGACTCTGTCAATAAACTTTCTTCACTCATTGTCTTCTCCTACTCTGTAATCGCCACGCTCTTGTCTGAGAATGGCGTTATGAAACATCCTAATCACACTGTTTTGTCCTTCCCGGTAGTACCCCTGGCCTTCTTCTCGACCAGGCATACATACAGGCGATTTGATGTATCTCTCTGTTAGATATTCAAGCACCCTCTTTCCAGTGGGTGTTCTGAACGTCTTTGCCACCATAGCATCAAAATCTTTTTCTCTATCCATTACGCTTCCTTCTCTATTGCTTCTTTAGCCATCTCTGGGTTTTGCATAGCCATCTCAGCCATTTGTGCCATTTGCTGCTGCTGTTGCATCTGCTCTTTAACTTGTGCGCGTTCATCTTCATCACGTACTAGCGCTGGGTCAACACCAAGAAGTTTTGCAATATGTTCAGGGAAGGCTTCTAAGTTAAGTCCAATCTGTAAGGCTTCAGGGCCAACCATTCCCGCAAACTGAATGAACTGAGCGAGTTTATTAACTTCGTCCAAGTCTTGCTGTTGTGCAAGCGGTGAGACCACCTTAATTTCAACTAACTGGTCGCCTACTTTAATCGGAGCTATCTTGCCCTGGCGTTGGAGAATATCCATCGAGCGTTTGACTAGCTTATTGATAAACTCAATTTGTAATCTACCAAACGAAGAACCAATATCAGACATTAGCTCTTGTTGCCTGATTGAAACTTCAGTAGCAGATTTAGTTGGGCCTTCGACCGGGCCGAGCTGGTCGTGGAATAGCGCCTTTCTGATTGAGTCTCTTAGGTCTCCCAGGATAAGCTCGGAGACATTAAAGTTACCACCTGATACCAGGGGAGATAATGAGCCTTCACTAGCAACCGGAATAACCGCACCAGGTGAGATATTAATTGTCCAAGGATTAAGAACACCATCATCAACTGCTTTATAAACACCAGCAATCTCTTTCTCTGCGTTCTTCAGTACATACTTGACCACTTCGTTAGCTGTCTTAATATCTGGTAGTGCTGTCATTACTGGGCCTCTACCGTATCTTTCACCAGCAACCTTCGACCATCTAAAGACAATCCACGGTGAGACTTCAAAGTAATCTTCAAAGACAACGTGTTTAGTGTTTTCCTCAATGATTACGTACTCGTAGAGCTTCTTATCCGGATTGTAGATAGTGGCCTCAATCAGCTCCACCAATTCGTCGGGCTTTTCATCAATCAAAGAACGTACCTTAGGAGACACCTTACCGCCTTTCCATATCTGTTCTATGTTTCTAGCAGGGTGTGCGTGCTCTCTAAAGACAGTTTCAATCGTACCCTGTGGCCCATCTTCAACAATCAGCTCTTTCAGGGGAACAGCGGTAAACTTCAGTAAGTTATCGTCGTCTCCTTCTTCCAGAAGTAGCGCACCTGTTCCTATTGCTAAGTCCAAGAAAGCCTCGTTAGCTTCTGTCGCCAGGTTAGAGTGATTGATATAAGAAAACAGTGTGTCTGTTGTCTCCTCCAACGCCTGGTCAACCTGGTTAGCTTTGTTTTTTGGAATTGCCGAGCCTGCCGACAACTTAGCCCACTTCTTAAACGGTGGTATCAGTGTTGACTGAAGCCGTGAAGCAAACCTTTGCGTAGCGATTAGAGCGGTTGAATCATAAATTCTTGCGTTCTTCTTCGCACCCTCAGCGTGGCCGTTGAAAACCTCTCTTTGTGGTAGTGCGTATTCGTAGCACTCCTTCCAGTGAGCTTCCCAAGTTGACCTTTGCTGCTTAGCCACGTTGTATCTTTTGAAGATACCTTCGACTGCGTCTTTACTTAATTCTGGCATAGTTATCCTAGTGTTGTGTCCTTGATTCCTTTTTCATCTTTAGCCAAAAGCAAAGAACGTCCACGTCTGCGTCTTCGTCCTGCGCTTTGTCTTGATTTCATATCATGTTGTTGTTTCCGTAAAGAACGGTCTCTGTGTTCTGTGGCTGCAATCTCTGTTTCTGATTTCGCCTGCGGTTTTGGTCGTAAAAATCCCATATTGTTTCCTTATGATGTAGTTGTGTAATTGCTTAGGTGTTATCACCCAGGCTGCTCTTATCCCTAGAAGATGTTTGACTGTACTTACGCAAGTCATAAACCCTCTAAAAATAAATCTGTCTCTCCTTGACTTACGTACATAGCCAACTCTATATCCTCTATCTCGCATCATCTCCGCTACGTTATCTTCTGGGCCGTAAGGAAGCACTTGTACTTCCAACCACGAACCCATAGGGTCAATCATCACCCAGTTATAACCATCCCACCTAATGGCGAAACAATGCCTATAACCTTTACTGGTGAATATATCCCACATATTGAATCGGCCAGAGTCTACAAAGACCACTAGCCAATCTATTTCATTCTGTACTATCACGCTCTTAGCCACTCCATATTAGCCTGGGGTTGAACCGTTCTGCTTTGGTTGTTGTTTTCTCTATAAGCAATCGCAAAGTATCTAAATGCGTCTGCGTAGTGAGAAGACCAATCGTGTAAAGGGTGTGGCTTGTAAACGCCCTTCTTTTCATCAAACTCCTTGCGGTATCTTCGTAACGCCTGGAGGCCATCCTTACAGCCTGTCTTCTCAAAGTAACACTTCGGTAGTATTGCCCTGGCAGCGTGAATACCATCTTCAATAGACAACCTGGGAACGACTCTAAAATTAATGCCTAGCTTCCTCGCTGTCTCTAACCTGGACTTACCTGTGCCAAGCTCCCTAACTTGAATATCATGCGGGGCGTAGTGCTGTCCCAGGACGCACTGGTGCTTAGCCTTAAATTCGTGAAGGTAGTTAATATAAAAACCTAATCCTTCGCCTTGATTCTCGTAAGAATGGACAATACGTATCTCCATGCCAATACGCTGCACAAACCAAATTGAAGTAGCGTCACTAATACCCAAATCAAAATAAGTGTCAACAGGTACACCAGGCTCGACAGCAAAGTCCATAATTTGTTCATCATTAATGAATTTGGCATAGTAAGCCCCATCACGGTTAGAGAGGACTTCACCTTCCCAGACGTGGTTATAGAGGTCTTCATTTTTTGATAGTAGGTGTAGGCGCTCTTTGTCAAGTTCTTTAGGAAACCAGGGGTTATTGCTGTAATTAACTTTTTGTACATAAGCTCCAAGGGGTGGGTTAATAACGAATCGCTGGTATGTGTCATCCATTTCATCGTTAGGGTTAAACGAGACCCAAATTTCTGAGCCTTCTTTACGAACAGTAGGAATAAGAGTTTCCCAGCTAGAGTAGGTCACTGATTCAGCCTCCTCTACCCAGGCTATATCCAAACCTTCCATTGATTTAATCTTGGTAATATTTGAGCGCATACCTTCAAAGATAAAGCGTGAGCCATTCGTGCCTACAATTTGCGTCTTCTGAACGTCAAAGTAATCTCTGAGGCCCATCCTTTCTATTGTATCGCCAAGAAGCTGTAACACTGAGTCTGAGATAGAGCGCTGTATTTCCCTGGCACAAAGAATACGAGTCGGTTTCTCCCAGGCTCTTTTAACCAGTAGTTGAGCAATCGACCAGGATTTTCCTGAGCCTCTACCTCCAAAACAAATTTTGTACCTGTGCGGTTCTAAGAAGGGCTGGAATTGCTCTGTTATAGTGAAGTTAACTTCCATTCTTTACCACGTCGTCAATTTCCTTTAAAGTCTTCAATAGACCTCTCATGTGGGTCAGGTGCATCGAGTTAGGGCCATCACTTTTAGCGTTATTGGGGTCAGGGTGGCACTCCATAAATAGACCTGAGACACCATGAGCAATAGCAGACCTGGCTAATCCTGGTACAAAGCGTCTATCACCACCAGAAGTATTACCATTTCCCCCTGGTTCTTGTACTGAGTGTGTCGCATCATAGATAACAGGACACCCTGTTTCGGCCATGTGTAATAGACCTCTGAAGTCTGATATTAACGTGTTGTACCCAAATGACGTACCCCTGTCGGTTAGCATGATTTGTTCATTGCCAGTACCCTTAGCTTTATCCACTACTGAAGCCATATCCCAGGGCGCTTGAAACTGCCCTTTCTTAATGTTTACGGGCCTACCTTGGGCGCACACCTTCCTAATGAAGTTGGTTTGTCTAACAAGGAAGGCAGGCGTTTGGAGTATGTCTACTACTGACGCGACTTCGTCGACGGGTGTATCTTCGTGTACGTCAGTTATGACAGGTACGCCTACTTCGTCCTTGACCTTTTGTAGAATGTTTAAGCCCTGCTCTATTCCTAAGCCTCTAAAACTTGTTTCACTGGTTCTGTTTGCTTTGTCATACGACGCTTTAAAGACAAAGTTAATACCCAGCTCAGAAGTTATCTCTTTTAAGTACGTGGCGATACCCAGGGTTAATGCTTCATCTTCAATAACACAAGGGCCAGCTATCAAGAAAAACGGCTGCTTATAGCCTACTTCAAAATCTAATAATCTCATTGGTATCTATGCTGCCTAATATGTTCGGGTTTTATGCTTTTACTAAGTACGTCGTTGTTCCACCAATCGCACCACTGCTTAACGTCCAGGAAATACTTGAGCGTCTGACAAATGTAGTAACGCATCTCAGGGACTTCACATTCCTCGTAGGCTTTCTTTAACTCGCTAACAGTGTCCAACGGTTTCCCTTGCTATGTCGTCATGGCTAAACTCAGCCCAATACAATTCAAAGGCCACGCCATCGTCTAGCCCTTCAAACGAATGGTATAGACCAGGCTTAACTGATGTGAAGTCGCCAGGGTACAAAACAGTTTCATCGACCAGGTTGTAGTCCTGCTGCCACACCTTTATCTTTAATACGCCTTCCTGGCAATAAAAGCCATTCCACTTAAAGACGTGCTTGTGTTTGCTGCACTCAGAACCAGCAGCGAATTCAATTCTATGAAACTCAAGTGAACTGTTAGCTAAAATTTTCTCGGTTTGTCCCCACACTTTGCCAGCCTTGCTCATTACTCTGTCTCCTGTTCTTCTTGCACTGAGGTCGCATCTATCACCGTCACTACAACATTGTTATCATTAGTGTTATTACTCAACACGTTCAAATCCTTAGCCTCTCCATAACCTCTATCTTTTAGAACCATTGGGCCAAACTTATTCAACACCATAGGGTTTCTATCTTCAAAAACATGGCGCTGTATTTCTTCTTCCCATCTATCCTTTAAACCTTCCTCTGCTGTCTCTACTGCCTCTTTAAAACTGTCACTTTCTTTAACCCACCGGTAGAATGTTTGTCTTGAAATATCAACCATTGAGCAGGCCCTGCTTACGTTACAAAGTGAAGTTACATAAGCATTGATAACTTTAGCCTGGTTGTTGGTTAAACCATCGGCAATAACAATAGGCATTAACTCCATTAGTGAATAGTTTCTCCACTAACATCTGTTATTTTCATATTCATCTTCTTGGCTTCTTCTGTCAATATCGCCATTTCTTCTGACTCGTAACGAATGGCCTCTATGCTGTGGCCTTCTTCTTTATATATTTCAATAATTCTTTCGTTAGCCTCGTCCAGTTCAATACCTTCATAGTCAGCCAAAATAGATAATGCTATGTAGTATTTTTCAGCGAGACCTTCTTCATTAATCATCATTTACCACTCCTTTTGTTTCGTTCTGTAAATAAGAAATTTCCTGTAGGATTTTTTGAAACTGCAATTTTGTTTCCTCCTGGGAGGCCAAGAGCACGCCTTGAGTTGCTATTCTTTCTATTGCTGTTAACTTCATGAGGCAATCTGCCATAGAGTGAATCATTCGCAATACTCGTAATTAGCTACGACGCAATCTTCGCCGAACTTGTTAAAGACATTTCTACGTCTAGTCTCGATGTTGACGCCCTTACCTCGCAACTCATGGACAACGGCAGCCAGGCGGTAAATGCCTAATTCTTTCCAGGCGGTCAAAGGGTCTATCTCTTTAAATTCTTCCAGGTAACTTTTTAGTCTTGCTTGTTGATTCATATATCTCCTAGTGGTTAATCTTTGAGGCCCATTGCCTTGTAGTACAACTCTTGAGGTCTTGGTAGCGTGACGTTATAAAAGCGCGCTGCCAATCGGTCTAACTTGTTGAGAAACTCGCTCATTTCACCAACTTTTAACTTGGTAGTGCTCTTTCTCTCTTGCACTACCTTGCCTGTTCTTTTGTTGACAACACTTACCAGGGGCAAGAATTCATCTTTAATCAACACGTGTAATTCGTCCTCGTCATACCCTTCTTCCATAGCCAGGATGCGTAACCAAACGCGGTATAAATCTCCTTGTGCTTTAGTGCGAGTCATTGAGTTTTTTTTAATAATAACAATCGCCTTGTCTTCGTCAGGGTATTGGTGAAAGAAGCCCTCGAACATTTCAATAACGCCGTATTGCTTGTCCTTTGGAATAACACCACTAACCATATCTCCAATCACGTAATTAGATCCATTCGTCTAAGTATTGCGCGGGTTTCAACGCAGCCTCTCAAGTGCTGAAGCTCTAAAAACTCATTGTCAAATGGTGGTTTTGCTTGTAGTCTTCCGTCCAGGTGCTCATGGCAGTAAAAACAAGCATAGGCTGCTTCTGTGTCCGGGGCTTTGTTACCCATACCGCCAGACGGCATGTGAGCTAGGACTGTTGTTTCATTGTCCGGGGCTTCGCGACAAACTCCTGGGAGACGAACCGTACAGTCTTGACCTTTGGCGCTTTGGCGAATCTTGCGACTAATCGACTTTAACGACATAAGACCTCTCTAATTTTTTCATTCGTCCAGCCTTGGGCTTTGTAGTATTTTTTAGCAATGTACTTGGTAGCTGCTGAACAGGTTGACGCGTCGTATTTGTCGAAAAACACCAGGCGTTCCTCCTTTGTTGAGGCGTCCCAGTTGCCGGCGTAATCCATAGAACCTAGGCCCAATTTAGGGCGCTCAATCATGTTTGTTTCTTTGTTTCCAAATTCACGAAGCATCTTCAAAAACTCAACCATATTAGGTGCGAATTCATTGCCTTCATCTACCCACTTGTGCTGGGCCTGGTCTATGTGGCCGAGACAATGTTCTGGCAGGTGTTTAAGCTCTTTAACAAACTCGTTAGTTACGTCCAATTCATTCTGGTCTTTCCTTAAAAAATAACCATAACGCGCTCGAGACCAAACGGCAATACCACTGGCCAATACTTTGTAATTGATTTCCTCTACTTCTTGATACATTTGACTACCCCACTCTCTTTAAATTCAATACTGGACTTGCGCTTCTTGCTGCAAGTTTTCTTTTCTCAAGCTCAAACTCACCAAGCTCATTTATTGTTTCAAATGAATAATTGGGTTTGTTTGAGTGAACAACTACCTCTACTGGTAATATCCATTTCTTACGAACATAAGTCCTGAACGTGGCCTGAATGTCTTTCCAGGGAGCTTCTCTATTGCGTAGCGTATCTTTGAATATCTGCACTAAAGACTCTGCGTTTGCTTTATTAATCTGCAAGTGAGTATCTCTGACTGTTTGCCAAGAAGTCTCGTTAGGGTAAAAATCATCAATAAGCTCAGATTGAGAAACGGCTATATTTTTATTAACTCTTGTAGTATTAGAACTTGTAGTATTAACTTTGACTTTTTCGTCAATAGGTCTACTGACTTTATTATCAATAGGGGTATTGACTTTTTCGTCAATAGGGACGATTTCGTCAATAGGGTAGTCCCGGGCATCGACAGGATTAATAAGTATCTTTTGGGCTATCGATATATACCTTCCCTGGATTTGCTTAGTACCCTCTTTGTAGATAATTTGGCGCTTAACAAAGCCTTCTTTTTCAAGATTTGAAACCCAGCGAGATACTGTCTCTTTACTCACGTTGTACAAATTAGCGAAGTAAGTATTACCGGCATGGCAGTAACCGTTCTTTTCACTAAGCGCTGTTATTTCAGCGTACATGAGCTTCTCTGCTGCTTTTAGTCGGTCGCAATACCTAACGTCTGCTGTTAATATGGCGTAATAGCCTGGCTTCTCTTTAGTTTCTGTATTTTTCATATTCGTCAATCCCCAAGATTTCAAAATTAATATATCCATCACCTTTTTTCACGACCTTCTTTACAACCTCAGCTTTGACAATGCGTGAATCATTGAAGCCGTACTTCTTCTGAAGAATGTCTTGTAACGGCTTTACTGGGTTATCCCAATCGGCCAATACATTAAGCCCAAACTCCAGGCGTATCGCTAACTCTCCCTCTGGTATTTCGTAACCATTTGGTAGAAGTACCATAAGTTCTTGCTCATAAGCCTTGTAAGCCTTACTCTTAAATCTCTTGCCCTGCCATGCTTCATTAACACTTAGCGGTTTCCTATGGATTTGTATTTGCATAATTCTTACAACCTTTACTTAGTGTTCCGTCACTTTGCTGAGCTCTGTGTTGCATTTAGTTGTACAAATAAATTTTGTGTTAAAATTGTCATTGGAGTATGTAATCAAAAAATTAATCAAAAAATTCAGGACAAAGAAAGCGACGATTAAAGAGCCCGTCGGTTGTTTTTTCTATTTGAATCGCCCTTTTCGGAGGAATTCCTTTCTTAATCCAGTAGTAAATGTGTCCATGCTTAACACCCAGTGCAGCAGCTAATGCTTTCTGAGAGCCAAAGTATTTAATTAGTTTTTCCAAGCATCTCCAAAAGATTACAAATTAATTTGTATTATAGTCGCAGATATGCAATGTATGGGAGTTATTTATGTCGTCAATGGCAGACAGAGTTAAAAGCCTAAGAAAGACTAAGGGTTTAAGCCAAACGGATTTAGGCAATATGGTAGGCGTGGCCTGGCAGAACATTCAAAACATCGAAACGGGCAAGGTGGTGCGCCCTAGATATATAAATGAACTGGCTGAAGCCTTGGAAACAAGTGTTGGCTTTCTTACCAACGGCCAGGAAAAGCCAGAGGTAGTAAAAATCAAAGAACACGTATCGATGGTCGGTGTTGATACTGCGGTCGTTCCTGAAAAAGACTGCGATTTCTTCATAATCAAAATCAAAAAAGAAGAAAAACTATTTCTAGCCGAGAATTGTGAGTTAGTTGGAAAAGTTAATCGTATTTTTGTTTCGCACATCTCCTAGCCATAGTGTAGCAAAGCAAGTATTTTTTGTAATAACCTTAATCTTTGTATTTTATAGTGCATAATGACAGTCCAAGTTTAACGGATTATTAAGAACTATATGCAAGCAACTCTACAACCAACTCAGCCATTTTTTCAAACACAATTTCAACAGGTTGCAAAAAACTTTACTGATACCTTTATTCATAAAACCCCAGTTAACCTTGCCGAAAAAGTAGAGTTTAGAGAGGTAGCGAAAGACACACTAAAGGCGCTTTTGGGCGACTTCTCTTGTGATATTGCAACTGAAACCCCAATTCTTGACGCATGGCTAACCTACACCTCAGACACCGTAACGCTTTTACGTTCTCTTGTTGAGCCTGGTGGTGGTCTGGCGATAGCAAATATCGAGCTTGCGAGTTATTGTATTTCTGAGCTTTATGAAATGTCAGAGGCTTTTGTATTTAATGGGAAGGCTATGGATATGCGCCCAACTTTGAAGTCTTACCTAACCGCTTTTGAATAACTAGACACATACTCCGAGACCAGGTTTCTTTCGCCTGGTTTTTTTACGCCCCTCCATACAAATTAATTTTGTCAATTAGCTTTGTATTCCCCGATTTATACTGTAGAATGTTCCCCATACTCCTTAAATAAATATATTTACTGAGTAATTTTTTAACCATTTGGGGAAATGAAAATGCTAGATATGACGCAAACACTCTACAACGCTTACGAAGAATCATGTGAGCAGGCTGAGCGTAAATACAACCAAGAAATGGATGACTTTAAGTGTGACGCTCATTGGAGCGTTAAGCAGCTCAAAGGCCTTACTCTTTCCCGTCAAGATATTAAGAAATCTGCAAGAGTCATTGAAGATTTAAGAGAGCTGGCTAATGAATACCCAGACCTTGAACTTGATGACGCAGAGCTTTGGACGGTAATAGGTGAAATGCTATGAGCCTTCAGGAAAAAGAAAGCATGTGGGAAATGATTTGGTCTGGTTTTTTTGTCCTTAACTTATTTTTACTACTTATATTAGGAGTGGCCTTACCATGGAGCTAATCACAAATACACATAGAAAGCCTTACCTTGCTACGAAGCCTAGGGCCTATCAAATCGGCTGGTTTGCTGCCGAGAGAGGCGACAGCTTTAAACAGATTGACGGACACCCTAAAACGCAGTATCACTACGAAACGGGGTATCACGATTCCATGTCAAATTCTGAAGCAATGAACGGTGAGGTATTTAACTAATGAGAGTCAAAATTTACATTAACGGCGAGCTGATAGAGGAAGTTACAGAAGAAAAGTGTGAGGTGTTATTTGGCGAATACGTCAGAAACGAACACCCTGAAAACGCGCCCAGCATTACCGACGATGTAAACGTGGTAGTTATTGAGGACTACTAATTTATAACAACGGTGGAGACCAAAATGAAAAATACAACAGACAATACTGAGTTACACAACAGAGTTACCGACGCCATTAATGAAAACACTAAGCGCGTTTACGATATGCCAGACATTGATTTCTCTGGCACTGAAGAAGCTGAGCCGAGCCACTTTGAAAAACTATCAGCCATCAACCTTAACCATAAGCGCGAAGCTGTCGGTCACCTTGACTATATATCCTGGCCTCACGCTTGGGAAGCTGTGGCAAAGATATACCCGCTCACACAAACAACGGTATATGAAAACGCTGACGGCTGGAATTACCACCACGACGGCAAGACCGCCTGGGTAAAGGTTGGCATGAGACTTGAGCCAACTGGCATTGAGCACGTCGAGTATCTACCTGTCTATGCGTCAGGATTTACTGCTATGCCTCTGGAGAAGATAACAAGCGCTGGCGTACTTAAAGCCATTCAAAGAGCAACCGTTAAACTTGCTGCTCGCTTTGGCTGTTGTCTATATGTTTACGCAGGTGAGGATTTACCTAACTCTGAAGTTGAGCAGGCTGAGAGATTAGCCGAACTTCAGGAGCAGGAGCTTATGGAAGATACAGCTAATTACTTGCAAATCGTTAGAGAGAATATTGACAACGACGACCAAGAGGAGGTTCAAAAGACTTTAGATGAACTAGGTAAAGACAAGCCATTGAAGAAGGCTGTATGGGTAAGTCTTGAGCCTGAGTACCAGGAATACATTAAGCAAATAGAAGGCATAAGCAAAGCTGAAAAGCAAGCCAAAAAGCAGGAAGCTATTGACAAGGCCATTGCAAAAATGAAGGTTGGTACTGAAGTTACGGTTGAGGCAGCCTAAAGAAGTAGGGTAAGTTCGGGTTTTTAGGTCTCGTCAGCCTATCTCCTTTTCCCCGACAACGACCCCAGCGTGTGCCTGGCACGCTTAACAACCAGGCAAATAATTCGGTGTTTGTGTTTAGATTAATGTGACAAATGCCAATCGTCAGCCAGGGCGTTACCTGGCGCTAACTTATAGGAAGTAATTATGAAAGTAAAACAAAGGATGGTGCTGAAGGCGGGTAATCCCCATTGGTGTTTAAGTTTTATGAAACAGCACCCTTCGGCTGATAGAGCAGCGTTGTCTCGCTGTATATATATGTCTAGTTCTAAGACAGCGATACATGGACTAGAGGATTTTTTAAACCAACTGGAGAGCATGAAATGGCTAACAAACCAACACACGACCTAGTCGTAAAAATAGGGTCTTACATTAAAGATGGAGAGACAAAAAACAGAACGCTAAAAATAGGCTCTGTATTTAAATCCGAAACAGGTGCGTTTTTATTGTTAGATAGGCACGTTAACTTGGCAGGCATTGCCAATCCTGACAACAGAGACTCAGTAATGGTGTCTTTGTATTCAGTGCGAGATAACAACAGCTACGGCCAGCCAAAAGCGCCAGTAGCACCCGTTGTATCTGAGCAAGAAGACGACATCCCCTTCTAGAATGTCTAAGCCACAACACATATACACTTTAGACGACGGCCAGAAAGTTACCGCAAATATGGTCGCGTCTGAGGTGGGTATATCTAAGAACGCTGCGTATGGGAGACTACGTGGCACTTCAGACCAACGCAAGATTTTTGCCAAGAAAAACGAGCTGGTCGGTCATTTTTATACAGCCAATAACAAGTTAAAAACACTGCTGGCTAAGGAGAAAAGAGAGAAGGAAAGGGGGTCAGAAATACCAGCTAAATCGCTTGAACAGTTTATTATTGATAACAAGCCTTTTTACAATGACCCTTTTTATAAATTACCCTTAATGGTTATTGGCTGCACAAACTAAATTTGCTTAATATGTTAAACTTAAAGACTATAAAAAAATACGCTAACGACAGTGGTTACTCTGAAAGGGCCATTCGTCATAAGATATACGAAGAAGTTTGGGGCGAAGGTATTGTGTACAAAGCCCCGGACGGTCGAATTTTAATAAGTGTTACAGGAGTTGAAAATTGGGTACTGGGAATAGAAAATACAAAGGTGTCGAGCAAATCGGCGACACAACCGTTAGACTGTCCTTTACCTACCTTGGCCGACGCTGGAGAGAGTCTGAGAAAATTCCGAGAGGAAATGACAGCGTAGTCCATGAGGCCCTTCTTGGCTGGGAAAAGCAATGTGCTTTTATTGCCAGTGCCGTCAAAGCAGGGAATTTTGATTACGCATCATTCTTCCCTGACTCCAAACACCTCGACAAGGTTCAAGCCTTACTATCTAATAAGAAAAAAGGTTTAACCGTTGGTGAGCTTCTTATGAGAAGTTATCGCGAAAAACTCAAAGACCACGAAGAAACTGGAACAGACGAAGACTTACGTATTATTAACCGTGAATGGATTCCCACCCTGGGCCATGTTGAAGTAACAGAGCTAACCTGGCTAATGGTCAAAGATTTAATCCTGGACAGGAACGGCTGGGAGCTTCGCGACAATCCGAAGTGGACAAAAAACTTAACTCATACAATCAACAATAAATTATCGGTCTTGCGGGTAGCGCTCGACTCTTTGGTTGACGACGAAGTTATGTCTAAAAACGTCCTGGCTAATAAAAGCGTGCCGGGTGTTAGAAAAGAATTCAACCCCAACTTTGAAAAAGAAAAGGCTGTCAATAATAGTGACCGAGTCCCTTTTGAGGCGCATGAAAGGAAGAAGATAATAGAGCAATGTAATCCTCAGCAAAAGGCTGTGTTTCAATTTTGGTGGTGGACAGGTATAAGAAGTGGCGAGTTAATATGCCTAACCTGGAAAGATATTAAAGACGGAAGGGTCAAAATAACCAAAGCCCAAGCCAGGCGAAAAAATAAAACCAAAAGGGTTAAATCTAAAAGTGGTAATCGCAGCATCGAATTATTACCAGACGCCCTGGAAGCGGTAGAAATTATGCGTCCTTTCACATACGACGAAGAAGACGAGAGCGCTATTATCTTTATAAACCCAAACACGGGCAAGCCGTGGAGATACAATACACTTCAGAGCAATCTAAGGTCAGTATGTAGAAAAGCAGGTGTTGATTATAAGTGCCCTTATACTTGTCGACATACCTTTGCCTCAATGTGGCTTCAAGCTGACGAAAACATTCTGGAGCTGTCAAAAATTATGGGTCATTCAAAGCGCTCAGAGACGATTGATATGTATGGTCACTGGGCCGTGTCAGAAAACAAAGTATCAGGCTCGAAAATAACTAAAATGTTTAGTTAGGTCTATCCTGTAAAATCAGCTTTTTTAGCCGTTGATATACCGCTCTTTTTAACCACTTTGCCCAGAATTTTGCCCAGTAACCTCTACAGCCCTTGCTATCAGTACATCGTACCCAGGTTCAAGTCCTGTCGAGCGCACCACCCCTAAGCCCTTATGTACCAAGGGATTCAGAGCATTTAAAGATAATTTCCTATAAAAACCTATACCCTACGCGTACAGTGGCTGTAGGACTTTGGGCAAAGTGAATTGCCCAGGATTTTGCCCAGGATTTTTTAAGCGAGTGAATGAACCATTTTTAGCGACGCGGTATTTCTGCCAACTTCACCAAAATCTTTGTGAATTATGATGCAGCTCATATCTCTCCCTGAGCGATAACCTGCTCCTGAGTGCCAGGCGTCTTTTGCTGCCAAGGTTCTAAAACTTTCCCAGGTACAACCAGCAAATTCGATTGAGTTTCTTGAGTGTATGTGACCGGTGTACCAATATCTGTATTCAGTGTCTCCCCATTCTTTAGGTTTATCGGCTGCCATTATCTGAGGTAGCTTCTCAGGCTTCGCTGTATCTCCGTGAGCAGAGCCTATTAAAACCTTGCCGAATTGGTAGTACCAAAACTTTGACGGTGATATATCAACAAATACTCTTGGCTCATCATGGAAATACTTAGCCATCGCCAACGAAAGTACATATGCGCTATGGTCGTCGTGATTTCCGATAATGTTCTTTACTAGAATGTTTTTATGTTTGCTGAGTGCTGACGTTACTATCTCGCACATTAAATCAATACCGACTCGCAATACTTTATGCCAGCGACCATCAACATCTAAAGAGTTGCCAGAACGAGCTGTTCTATTGCTTTGATTGTCCGAGTGGAAGAAGTCGCCTAAATTCAGTATCACGCAATTTTCAGTATTAGGGCTTCTATCCACCAGAGCCTGGGTAGCCTTGCGTAAATCAGTGGCTGCAATCTTTAAGTCGAAGTCTTCGCCGGTTTCTTCGTGGTGAGCCAGCATACCTATGTGAGGGTCTCCCATCGGATAAACAGCCACCAGGTCAGAGTCAACATGCGCAGGAGGCTCAACCTTAATACATCTAAATTCACCTAACGCCTCATTAAACACCTCAGCAATTTCTTCGTGTGAGTGTCCGGACTTTTGGGTTTTAACCCACTGAACTTTAACATTGCCGTCTTCATCGTATAAAGTTGAAGTGCCTTTAACGTCAAAGCCTTCTGCTGAAGCGTGAATCATATCGGCTTCTGGAGCAATACCACCTTCTGCTGCTCGTTTCTTAACACTACGAATAGTTCGCGAGACGTTCTGGTGGGAAATTCCAAGCCCCTTGCCGGCCTCCCTCATGCTGCCATACTTAATGTACGCCTTTACTTTGTTCTTTTGTTCTTCTGTTCGACAGAAAGGTAATAGGTGTTCCATTATTTAGCCTTGGCTAGAGAAGCACCAAATGCAAATTCAATTATCATGGTAGCCCAGGCGAAAATCTCCTGGTACTTGACTAATCCAGTTACGGTTTCATAGGTCACAATATCCTGAGTGAGCTTAATACCCATAAATGAAATACCTTCTTTGATAGTGGGTATGACAGTGTCAACCCCTAGAGCTGTTGGCCCTACCTGGATAAAAACTATGAGGCCCATAACTATTAATAACAATAATCTTCGGTTTAAAGCTGACCAGGGACTTTCCTTGTCTGCCCTATCCCTTAGTGAATTAAGCGCATCATTCTTAGCAGCAAAAGCCTCTAGCAATAACTTTTGATTGTCAGAAGAAGCCTGGGATTTAAGGGCAATGAGTTTTGCCAGGAAGCCCAGGGCTATCGGTATTACATTGGTTAGTATTGTTATCATTTGTCCAACTCCTCTATTGTTAAAAAGTACTCCTTCATCACCAAGTCAAGCCCATCAATGCCAGTAACGATTACCGTTAACAACCCAATGACCGCGACCAGGTAAATCTTTATCTTTTTCACATTGCCAGCCTTAGCGCTTCGATAATTCCAACCTCAACCAATAGGAAGAAGCCAAGACCACCCAACACAAAGAACTTGATTTGTTCTAATGTCTTTTGAATACAAGTTAGCGACTTACTAATTTCGTCCACTTTGGAAAACAATGAGGCTATTTGCCCGTCGTGTCTCTCTACTATTTGCTCAATTCTGTTTAACCTGCTTTCCATTTATATTCCTTAAAAAAATATCCAACCAGTTGCTATATATTTAGTGCCTTTCATTACCATTGCTCCTCTGTGGGTGTGCGTGTAACCTGCCGGGAAGAAAACAACCTTACCCACCCCAGGCTTTTCTTTGTGTTTCTGATACATAAATTCAGTTTCGCCACCTTCAAAATCATCATTCAAATAAACAACAAATACAAAGGCCCTATCGCCAGAAGAACCACCGCACGCCTCACAATGCCAGGCTGAATAGCTTTCGTATTTGTCAGCATCGTATGACTGGATAAGCATATTTCTAGGGTGTGTTTTCCCCAGGGTGTGAGAAGCCCCTAAGTCGGCAATGTACTTGTCCTTTGCTTTGTTTACACCTTCAAAAAAGTGTTTGGCAAACTTTGTATTGCGTAAGTCAGTCTCGCTAAATGAATAGCCTGGGTGCTGGTCTAATTGATTGTCGCGCCTAAATCGGTCATCTCTACGAGTAACGCAGCCAAGCTCTTTTTGTGTCTTGAAGTTGTTAATTAAGGCGTCGCAAAAATCTTTGTTGAACGCTTTATATGCCTTGATAAATTGCACTACTCAAACTCCTTATGGTTTAATCCGGCATGGTCTCCATACCGCCAGAGTGCCTGACCAATACCACCTTTTTTCTCTGTAATCTTGCATATCTCATGGTGGTGTACTTTATAAAGAGCCATGTACTCTATATCATCTAATACTTGTAATAGGTGAGTAGGGTTTGGCCCTACCCAGTTGCCTTTACATTGGCAGGCTTCAGCAGGGTCAACACTTGTTAAGCCTGTGTGCTTGTGTACATAAAACATTACTCAACCTCCGCGCGATAAAAAATACATGACTCAATTTCGTTCATCGTCAACGAGGCAGCATGATGTGAAAAAATCATAAAGCCTGTCTCGACTGAATAAAGACATACAAGCCCCATTGTGGTTTCGCCTTCTTTTAAGTCCTGGGTGATTGATGAATAAAGGTCACACTCGACGTCGTAAAAGTCACGCCTCATAACTTCTGGAAGTACCTGAATGTGAGCAACGTATAACTTGCCAGGCTTAGGGTTTTGGGTGGTGGTAACTTCCATACTCGACCAGCGCTCAACCCTTCTACCCATTTCCACCAAAATACCAAGGTGGTTTCTATCGGCTTCAATGTCGTCTATTTGGTTTAAAAGAGCAGCACATTCTTCATACGGCATTTCACCCCAATAGATATACGTTATCAATCCTAGGTGACAAGCGCCGTGACCGTTTAATATACTAAGAGGCTTGCCCTTAGGAACTGCTTTTACGAACTCCCTAAACCTGGTCTCAACCAGGGTAGGAATGTCTACTCCGTCATTATTAGATATAGAACTTTTCATACTTTGCTCTCTCCTGGTGTATGTAAGTTAAGTAGTCAACGACCTTTGATTTCCAATTGCCATCGCTTTTAGAATCAATCAAACCACACTTCGGGCTATTCAGTGTTCGGTTAACCCAGGCTTGCGGGTCATCAGAAGTAAAGAGGTGTTTGTTGATATGGTAGAAGCTGCCGTAGATGATTTGGTTGTACGAATCAATCGGACTAATCTTCTTACCCAGGGCCACGGCGTACATGGCAGACTCGCTTAAATGTGAGGTGTAAACTGTGTCGGCCTCTACTAGTAATTCGTACATATTGCCGTTTCTAGGAAGCACATTATCCTCACCAAGAAGGTCTTTCATTTCACCGATAATGGCATGAGTAGTAATAGGATGTGGCTTGAAGTACACGTCGCCCTGGTCACGAATCCATTTAAGTTTATTAAGGCAAGTCCTTTCTTTTAGTTTGTTAGAGCCAGGAAGCACGACCAAGTTAGAGCGCCTCTTATACTTCTTCAGGTCGGTCATATTTTGGTATTTGTTGGACTGACCCGCTAAAATCCTATCTCTAAATTGCTTGACAAAATCTACCTTAACTTCCGCATCATCCAGGTAAGCGTCTTCTATTTGCTTTATCCGCATCTCTTGTTGCATTGGGTGAATCATGTAACACCCGGCGTACTCTGTATAGTTCAGCGTCTTAAAGAAGGGCAGTTCATTCGCTATACAGTCATAGGCATACTCTGTGTCGTACTGCTCCATCTCCGCTGTAAAGAACGCCTCTACTTCGGCCATATGTAATAGGTTTTTATTCTTGCGTAGCTTTTTACCTATTCGCTCGTCCATACTTTTTTTATCGAACATCTCCATTTTTAAGTCTCCACTTATTGATAAAAGCTGGTCTGTCTACTAGTAGACCAGGTTGTTGTTGTTGACCTGGAAGTTGTCCAAGACGTTGTCGTCTCTTTACTAGTAGACCAGGTTGTTGTTGTTGTTCTGCTTGTCGTCCAAGAGGTGCTGGTAGGCTGGCTTGTTGTCCAAGTCGTAATTGTTGTTTGGCTGGTATTCCAAGAAGTTGTTGTAACTTCACTTGTAGACCAGGCCGTGTTAGTTGTTTGGCTTGTTGGATGCTCAGTTGTCCAAGAGGTTGAAGTTGACCAGGTGGTAAGCGTATTAACCTGAACAACCCATGAGGTTGTTGTGCTTTGGTCAGTCAGCCACGAAGTTGTCAACGTGCTACTTGTTGACCAGGACGTGGAAATTGTAGAGCTTGTATTCCACGAGGTAGTTGTTGCTTGATTAGTTGTCCAGGCGGTAGTGTGTTCTTCTAATGTTGAAGAAGTTGTAGAAGTTGAAACACTGGTATTAATATATGAGCCTGTAAGTTTAACTGTCGACCAAGAGACTGTTGTTACGCTTGAAGTGTTCCACATTGAAATAGTCTGTCTTGCTGTCAGCCATGAAGTTGTAGTTTCTTGAGATGTGTTCCAGGAAGTAGTCGTCTCCTGGCTGGTTGTCCAAGTCGTTGTGTGTTCTTCAAGTGTCGAAGAAGTTGTAGAGGTTGAGATACTTGTATTAATATAAGAGCCGGTTACTTTTTCCGTCAACCAAGAGACTGTTGTTACGCTTGACGTATTCCACATCGAAATAGTCTGTCTTGAAGTAAGCCAGGTAGTTGTTGTGTCCTGAGATGTAGACCAAGTAGTTGTTGTGTCTTGTGAGGTTGTCCAAGAAGTCGTGTAAGGCTGTAAAGTGCCTTGTAAAGTGCTGGTTGCAATATTGGTATTAATATAAGAACTAGTTAACCTAGCTGTCGACCAAGAAACAGTTGTTACACTTGAGGTGCTCCAAGACGCAGTTGTGCTTTGAGAGGTAGACCAGGTAGTTGTTGTGTCTCTATTGGTAGACCAAGTAGTTGTTGTGTCCTGACTGGTATTCCACGACGTGGTGTATGACTGTAAAGTGCCTTGTAAAGTGCTCGTTGCTATATTAGTGTTAATATAAGAACTAGTTACTTTTTGTGTTATCCAAGAAGAAGAAAGTGTTGTTTGCGTACCCCAAGAGGCAGTTGTTGCCTGGCTGGTTGACCAGGTAGTGGTTGTGTCCTGGCTGGTATTCCACAAAGTAGTCGTTGAGGCACTAACTGTCCAAGACGTAGTGTACGGCTGAAGTGTTGCCTGAGTTGTACTTGTTGACGCTTCGTAGTTGGTGTAATCGCTTGTAGTAACGTCGGTAGTTTTGTTTGCCGATAGAACGCTGCTGGTAGTCCAAACAAGAGTTGTGATTGGTGCTGTCGACCAAGAGACTGTTGTACTCTTAGTGGTTGTTTTGTTGGTGTTGGTAGATTGCGAAGTATTCCAAGCAGTGGTGGTCGAATGAGACTTAGCGGTATTCCAGGTGGTTGTGTGACTTGTGTTCCAAGCAGTGGTGGTACTTTGACTTGTAGAGGTTGTACGAGAAGTTGCTGTACTCTTAGTGGTGTTGTACGAGGTAGTCCAAGTGGTAGTCCAAGACGTAGTTGTGCTAAAGTTGAAACCAGTATTACGTCCTGTGTTTCGACTTGTAGTCCGACTTGTGGAGTGGGTGTTACTTCCGCTATTATTTGACATCTAAGTAGTGCTCCAGGTCGTGTTATAAGAGGTAGTCCAACTTGTGTACGCTCCCGCTGCTGTTGTCGTACTCCTGGATTCATTAACACTTGTTGAGTGGCTTGTTTGGTACGACGTATTTTTTGTCCAAGAGGTTGTGTAGCTCCAAGACGTTGTTGTGCTTTTAGATGTACTATACGACGTTGTTTTGCTTGTACTAGCGTTATAACTGGTTACTGTTGACTTGCTCGTTGACCAAGTAGTGGTGGTGTTAAAACTTGTTATATAGGTCGTATTCCACGTAGAACTCGTTGTACGGGACGTGGCCCAGGTACAAGACGTAGCCCAGGTTGTTGTCCAAGATGAAGCAGTCACTTTAGATGTTGTCCACTCAGTCAATACCGACCAAGTAGTGGTGGTGTTAATCAAAGTGTTAACGTACTGGTCTGTTACTTTAGATGTAGTCCAAGAAGTTGTCGTGTCTTGTGAAGTTGACCAAGATGTGGTTGTGAGCTTACTAGTATTCCAAGACGTTGTATAAGAGGAAGTTGTAGTCCAAGCAGTTGCCCAAGATATTGTTGTGGTTACATCTGTCGACCACTCTAATAGTGTTGACGCTATATAGTCCGTTGCTACTAGGGTGCTAACTAAGACCTCTGTAACTTTGCTGGTTTCCCAGGTTGTCGTTGTTGTTTGACTTGTATTCCAAACACTATTTGTTATAGAGCTTGTATTCCACGATGTTGTATAAGAGGAAGTTGTGTTCCAAGTGGTAGTCCAAGAGGAGCTTGTTTGTACATCTGTCGACCACTCTAATAGTGTTGACGCTGGGTAATCCGTTGCTACTAGGGTGCTAACTAAAACATCAGTAACTTTGCTAGTCGTCCAAGAAGTGGTTGTTGTTTGGGAGGTGTTCCAAACGCTATTTGTTGTTTTAGTCGTATTCCAAGAACTTAACCAGGTGCTGCTGGTTTGCCAAGTAGTTGTCCAAGAAGAACTTGTTGTTACATCAATATTCCACTCGGTTAGAGTTGACCACTCAGTATTGGTATTTATTAATGTAGCTGTGTAGTGGTCAGTAACCGCGCTAGTTTCCCAAGAGGTTGTTGTTGTTTGGCTAGTTTCCCAAGTTGTTGTTGTTGTTTGACTTGTATTCCAAGAGCTCAACCAAGTACTGCTAACCTGCCAGGTTGTTGTCCATGACGAATTTGTAGATACGTCAATGTTCCACTCAGTAAGGGTAGACCACTCGGTATTTGTATAAATTAGTGTTGCTGTGTAGTGGTCGGTAACTTTGCTGGTCTCCCAACTTGTGGTTGTTTCTTTACTTGTTGTCCAGGTTGTTGTTGTGTCCTGAGATGTAGACCAGGTAGTAGTTGTGTCCCTGCTAGTTGTCCAAGAAGTGATTGTGCTAATCGAGGTTGTTTTGTCGGTGCTCCAGTTTGAACTTGTAGACCAAGAGCTGCTTGTTGTTTGGCTTGTTGTCCAGGTAGTGGTCGTGTCTTGAGAGGTTGACCAGGTAGTTGTTGTTTCTTTAGATGTTGACCACTCGGTAGTCGTTTCTTTAGACGTAGACCAAGAGGTTGTTGTTTCTTGAGCAGTTGTCCAAGACGTAACCATATCCTCGGAAGTATTCCAAGAAGTGGTTGTTGTCTTTTGTGTTGGAAAAGAGGTGCTGGTTGTTCTAGCTGTATTAAAGCTAGTAGTCCACTCCTTCTTCTCCCATATCCAATTGCTCACTAGGCGAAGCCACCTATATAGTTAATTAAAATAGTGCTGGAATCAACCACGTAATAAGTAAGGATTGAGATTGAATTTGCTGTTGTTGTTTGAGCAATAGAAGCGCCATTAGGTGTTTTCATAGCGCTGGTCAAACTAAATGTTCTGCCACCTGTTGCGTCTTGCTTAATAATCAAAGTACCTGAAGCACCCTCTCTGCCGGACAAGTTTGAAAGCTGTACCAGGGTATTCGACGAAAGCGTTACTTTAAAGTTTTGACCTTGTGCCAGGTTAAGCGTTGTAGTGCTTGTGTTAGCATTAACATCTGACTGAATATGCGGGTCGTCACCCTTTGGAACTCCCAGTGTCATAACACCTGTTCCAGAGTTATATGAAGCAGTAGCGCTTGCGCCTGGCTCTAATGTTTGAGCGACAGCACTTAGACCTGTGATTTGAGATACTTTGTTACTTGCGTTGGTGGCGTGTGACTGAGCATTAGAAGCAGAAACGCTTGCTGCCTCTTTATAAGTGAAGGCGGTATTCTTGTATTCGTTCGCATCATCTTTATGCTCTAAAGCATCTGAAGCCGAGGCTGCTGCCTGTGCTGCCTTTGCAGTTGCTGTTGCTGCGTCTGCTGCGACACTAGTAACACTTGCTGCTGCTTGTCCTGCTAGCCCTGCTGCGGTGGTTGCTGTTGCTGCTGAGTTGCTTGCTTCACCCGCTTTAAGCGTTGCCACTCCTGCTGCTGTTGTCGCAGTAGTCGCTGAAGTCGCTGCGTTCGTTGCCTGTTCTGATACATTTTCTAATTGCTCCTCGTAGTTATCTGTCGATACAATTGGGTCGCCGTTATCATCAAAGATAAGTGCTTTGCCTGCCCTATCAGTAGCTGATACTTCTATTTGTCCTGGGTTTGCTGCGTGCCATCTTGAAAACCTAATGGTGTTGTTTGTTAGAATTTCGTTCTGTTGCTGAAGAAGCAAGGTCATTGAATCGAATTCATCGTTCAGCGTTTCAGCTCTAAAGTCGCCATTGGCCTGGAAGTCACTGAGCCTGGTAATAGGCATTTCTCTATATAGAGTAACTACCTGGTCAGCACTTGGCCCGTATTGAGTGCCGTTATTAGGGTCAACCGGATTAAAACTAACTGTGCCACCTGAGGCATTACCAGTACCTGTAACTGTAAAATCTAACCCTCTGGTCTTTTGAACATTGTCCACATAGACAACTAAGTGGTCTTCGTCCGTAACCAGGAAGGCATAAGCAAACTGAAGCTGGTTAGCAGCAGCTATATATTGTGAACTGGCGGTCTCGCTTGTTATGTGTGACATTTATTTTCCTATTGCTTTAGTTATATCAATACCTTCTTCAGGCAATAACTCCCCTGGATTCCACCAAAAACCCTGGTCGTACTGTGTTTTTCTACTCTTAATCTTTCGTTTGAATTTGCCTGCTGCCTTCGGGTCTATTAAGTTTTGAAGGGTATCTAATACGGTTCTTTCAAATACAGCTCGGGTGTACCAAAGAGAAGCACCTGGTGTATGTCGTCTGGCAAAGTTTGAAATATCTGCGCCTAAGTTCATCTTTTCCCCTGAGGCAAATTCTTGTACGTTTCCAAGTCCCAAACCAAATGTGTCCTGAGCAGTCATTGCTAAAGGGCCTGCTAACGTCTCAATCATGCTATGACCAAAGCGGTTAACGTCTGCAAAGAAGAAGTCACCAAAAATACCAGCACCGCCACCCTGAGCATAAGCAGCGCCCCAGAATTCAGGCGTAGTCATATCTCTTAACTCTCTACCTTTAGTAACATCTTTAAGCTGTAAAGCCATACCGCCGAAGATAGTTGTGCCAATAGAAAGGTGTGCCAGGTAAGATAACTTTGAAGATAAAGCACCTTGCGAAGCTGCCCTATATAAGTGATTAGAGATAATCAACATAGGGAATGTCTTGTACATGAAAGCACTTCTAAACAACTCTCCAGCAACTGAGCCTTTTTGTTGACCGCCTGTAACAATTGCTCTCATGCGGTCGTCAGGCATTAACACCGCATAATCTGTTTCAGTGTCAATCATGCGCTTAACTTTGGCTACTAGCTTACTTGCCTCTCCTACGTCCAGGTCTGTTCGGGCCATCATGTTATCAATAGCAAAGTAGGCTTCACCGTCCCAGGAATCCATACCGGTACTGCGTATCTTGTTCCAATCTTCAGGTGATATGTTGTAGCGTTTTAGGGAGTTTCTAAAGCTATCAGGTAATTCTTTAAAGGCTTTTCCTGAGTGAGTGGAGACCGCTTCCATAGCAATCATTCCATAAGCTGTTCTTAATGAATCTGTCCAGGGCGCAAGACCTGAAGCACGTACTACAAAGTCTGCTAAATTGGTGGCCCAGTTCTGACCGTTAATGTCGGCGTAACGATTAGCTGCTGAAGCCTTAGAAGTGAAAGCATCCGCAGGTAGACCCATTTGTATGGCCTGTACTTTAGCCTTTGAGCTGACCATAACCTTTAGAGCGCGTCCAAAGATTTTCATAACCGGCAGACCGTTGTATCTCGCTGTAATTGCTATTGAAGGAATATCTGTTATTGAAGACAGCGCAGCAGAACCTAAGTCAGTTGCAACTTGAACTGCCCTGGCTGCTTGCATCGTATTACCGAATCTTTCGTGTTGTGCCTGGTTAACTCGTCCTGAGGTTACATTCCAGACAGACTCAATAAAGGCAAGGTGCGCCTTCTTACCTTTCGTTCCTTCTTCAATGGCAATCTTATCTTTCAGGTATTGAAAAGTCAGTTCAGGGTTAGTGCCGTATTTCTCCATTAAGGCGATTTCTAGGGCCATCCTGTCCATGTGGTCAGTCATAGCTACATAGAAGTCGTTACGGCCAAATTCATCGTTAAGAACCATCCATTCTTCAGGGTCTTTAAAGATAAGAACTCTGTGTTCCTGGTGTTTGTTTCCTAGCTTGCCTGTCCCTCTTTGACCAGGCTTCATCTTGTTCATTCCACCTGTTGTGATTGAGTCGTAAGCAGCGTCAAGTAACTCACCTAACTCCTTATCGTTCATTGGCAGGTCTAGGTCGTTACGCATCTTCTGCCTATCCATAGCAGGGAGGAACTTTTCAATAAACTCCTCTTTGCTAATTTTGCTAACTAATTTTGAATCCCACGAATGAGGCCACCAGTTTTCTAACTTAGAGATATTGCCACCTGCTGCGTTAAACATCTCGCGAGCTTTATCAAACATTTTGTTAACGTCTTTGGCGTGCGCTTTGGCTGCTGCGTTCCCTGTGTCTTTGCCCTGGATTTCCAGGACTGTATCTCTAGCCAGGTTTACATCTTGAGTGAGACCTGCTGTTCTTGTTCTAAGAGCACCCATTGTTTCAGCAACCATTGAGTGAAGCCCACCTAAAATACCTTTGGCATTGTAGTAAATGTTATCCAGGCTCATATTTTCTGAAAGGTCTTTAACCAGGGTAGACATAACGCCCTTAGCCTTACCTTTAACGTGTGAGTCAACCTGCTTGTCTAGATCTATACGTTTAAGCAAGTCTGCTGCTGCGTTCTTACGTTGAACAGCTAATTCTATTTTTCTATTCTCTAGGGCTTTCTTGACAGCCCATTGTGCGTAAGCCGTGTCAGCGCCAATACTATCTTCAGCAAACCTATCAATATCCCTGTACAGCTTCTTAGCCACATCTTTAGAAATCTTCCCTGCTTTAACTGCGTTTTCAATACACTTTTCAGACATTAAGCTGCTGCTCCCATTACACAAGCAAAAATATCGGTCATTGCTTTTTCTTCCTGGTCTAGTTCTTCAAATACTTCCTTAGCAGGTCGAGCGCCTAAAGAGGTTTCGCCTGTGTCGTCTGCTATTTGTAAGTGAGGTATGCTTGTATCTTCTGCGCTGGAAATGATTTCCCTGGCATTGGCTATTTTGATTGCGTCCAGCTCTGCGACTTCTGCTTCATCTAGAGCTTTTGATACGTCACGTGGTTTAGGTGTGTGTAGTTCTTTGTTTTTAAAGTGAGAAAACAGTTGGCTTTCATCTCTAAGAATATCAGGATTCATTATTCTGATTTCATTCTCACCACCAATGTTATTTACATCTCTTACAGCGTCGTAACCGTCTGCTAACTCTATTAATTCGTCTTCGGAAAGGTCGTCTAAGAACTCCCCGTTCCTGCCTTCGTAATCAAGTATTTTTGCTTCGGGGTCTATGTATAGTTTTGCTACTTTCTCACCGCCCATTCCCCAGGCAAAATCTTGTGCCACTTCCTCGCTTGAAGATGTACTCAAACCCAGCCTATTACCACCCGTTGACGATTCTTTTTCATCACCACCAAGAGGCTCAAAGTCTTTATCTGCTTCTAGCTTTTCGCTAAATTCGTCGTCGCCACCGTGATAGACGGTAAGTTCTTCAACTTGTTCCTCAACACTCTTAACCACTGGGGGCGTCTCAATAACTTCTTCAGGAACGTCTAACCCATTGGCCCTGTAAATAGCCTCAATCTCAGCGTCTGATAACACCCTTCCTTCTTTTAGTGCTTCCTGGGACTTGGCGTAAGCGACTAGGTGAGCGTCGTGACTGTCGGGCCTAATGTCTTGAATCAGTTCTGCGTAAACGTCAAGAACGTCTGCTTCTGTTGTCTTACCTTCTGCCCTTAACTTACGAGCGGTCTTGCCCAATGTAGCAGCGTCAATAGCGAGACTGCCAAAGCCACGGACAACACCACCACCAATAGAAGCACCAAGAATCCTAATGGCCGCGTCTTGAATGTCGAAGGGCGAATTAATCTTTTGTTTCCAATCATAGACCTGGGGAGTGATTGCG